TGGCCCGCGCTTGCAACCTTCCTGCATATTTCGTAAGCGCTGAAACGACGAGCATGACTTATAGCAACAGCGTCTCAGAACGCCGTTCGCTTATCGATTTCTCAATGAAGCCAATTTTGGCTGCCATCGAACAGCGACTATCCATGCCAGATTTCATCGCTTCAACTGGCGAGATTCGCTTCTCGCTCGATGATTTCTTGCGTTCAGATGCTTTGCAACGCGCTCAAGTTTATGAAATCTTGAACCGAATTGGTGCGATGAGCGTTAAGCAAATTCAAGAAGAAGAAGATCTAATCGATAATAAGGAGAACGCATAATGAAGATAACGATGCCAGTTGCTATTACAGCAGCGGATGCAGAATCTCGAATCATCGCAGGTCGCATCGTTTCATGGAACGCAGAAGGTAATACTTCAGCAGGCCGAACAATGTTCAAGCCAGATTCAATCACAATGGCTAAGAACACCAAGTTGGTTCTTCAACACGATACAACTCGTCCACTTGGAAAATTAATGTCTTGGGAACAAGATGCAACAGGAATTGTTGCAGAATTTAAGATTGCTAAAACAAATGCCGGTAATGATGCCCTAGAAGAAGCCGCTACTGGGCTTCGTTCTGATTTTTCAGTAGGGGTAGATGTACAAGCTTGGGATAACCAAGATGGCGTTATGGCTATTAGCGCAAGCGATCTCGTAGAGGTCAGCCTAGTAACAGACGGCGCAATTCCGGGCGCTGAAGTCGCAAAAGTAGCGGCAGAAGATTCCAAGCCATCAACAGATGTCGAGGATGCAACACCAAACCCAACCACAGAAGGAGAACAAGTGCCAGACACTACCGTTCCAGAAGTAGCTCCTGCCGCAGAAACGGTAGAGGCTGCAAAGGTTGAAGTAAAGGCTGCAACAGCACCTTACATTTCAACTGTTGTTCGTAACCCAATCGTTGATAAGGCTTCTTATCTCGAGCATTCAGTTCGCGCTAAGTTAGGTTCAGAAGAATCTCGCATGTATGTTGCAGCAGCAGCAGACACAACAGATAACGCTGGCCTAGTTCCAACACGCCAACTAACCGAAGTTATTAATGGCATCTCAAACGCAGATCGCCCAGCAATCGATTCAATCTCACGCGGCACTCTTCCAGATGCAGGCATGACTTTCGAGATCCCAAAGATTACAGTTGCTCCAACAGTTGCAATCGCATCTGAAGGTGGAACACCATCTGAGACAGATCAGAACGCTGCATTCGTTTCAGTCGATGTAAAGAAGTTTATCGGCCAGCAGACATTCAGCCTCGAATTGCTTGATCGTTCATCACCTGCATTCTTTGCAGAACTCGTACGCCAGATGGAATATGCATACGCAAAGGCAACAGATAAGGCAGTTTCAGACGCACTTATCGCAGGCGGAACAGACGGCGGAAACCGTACAGTTTCAGCAGCAAACATCGCTGATTTCGTTGCAGATGCAGCAGTTTCAATCTATAAGGGAACACTTGGATTCGCTGAGAACATCATCGTATCTCCAGAACAATGGGGCAACTTGATGGGACTGGTCGATGGTTCAAACCGTCCTGTATTCCAGCAAACAATCAACCCACAGAACGCTGGCGGAACTCTTACAGCTACTGCGGTTCGAGGAAACCTTCTTGGTCTAAACCTTCGCGTTGATCGTCAACTTACAACTGGTTCAGGCGTAGGCGATAACACAATGCTTATCGTTAACCCAGATTCATACACATGGTACGAATCACCACGCCTATCACTCCAGACTAACTTGATCTCAACAGGTCAGGTTCAGGTTGGTTACTACGGCTATGGCGCAGTTGCGACAAAGCTTGGCGCTGGCGCTTACCGCTGGATGGTTGCTTAAGCAAAACTAATCATGGGGGAGCTGCTGCTCCCGGTGGCTCCCCCAGTCGTTTAATAGAGAGGATGTAGAGATGGCTTCAATCGTTACAGTTGCAGAACTAAGGTCTATCCTTGGCGTTTCTACATCCCTTTATAGCGATGCTTATTTAACAGATGTAATCGATACAGCAGAATCAGTCATTTTGCCAATGCTCGTAAAGTTCGCATCTCCGATCGATAATGTAATGCTCGAAGATAATGTTGCTACTTATCAGACAGTCGGACAAAACTTATTTACAGCGGGTCAGAGCGTTGTCATCACTGGATGCGGCTCCCCGTTTAATGGAACTTTCACTATTTCAGATTCCTATGATGATCTTTTTACCGTTGCAATTACTAACGCAGATATCGCTCAAAAAAATGTAATTCCTTCAGGCCTTGCAACTCTTTCAGGCGCGGCAACTTATGTCGGAGTCAGCGCCGTAGAATCAGCGGTTCTCGCAGTTTCAGTAGAAGTATTTCAATCTCGAATCGCTCCTGGTGGCCAGATCGAAGGAATTGACTTCACCAATGTTTCGCCTTATCGCTTAGGGCGCAGTCTCTTCAATCGCGTATCAGGACTTCTAGGGGCATACATCGACACCGAGTCAATGGTGCAATAAATGCCAGCCTCAACGATCCTAGATACAGTTCGCTCACCTTTAGCAGCAGCCTTTTCAGGGGTAGCGGGTAATGTCTACGCTTATGTTCCAGAAGCGCCAATGGTTCCTTTCGTCGTTATGGTTCCAGATTCTCCATATCTTGAACTCGAGACAATCGGCAAAACTACCCTTCACACAAAGATTAATCTTGTTATCTCAGTCGCAGTTGCTTACAACAGCAACCCGGCATCGCTCGACAATCTCGAGCAGCTAGTCATAAGTGTTCTGAAAGTGATTCCAGTCGGATACACAATCGGAGCGGTTGAAAAACCAACGGTTACTCAGGTCGGCCCTTCCAATGTCTTGGTGGCAGATATCAGAGTTTCTACCTACTACACACAAACAAACTAAGGATAAATAATGGCAACCACAGTAATCACAGGTCGCGATATTTCTCTATCTTTCACAGGTGGAACAGATATCGAGGCTCAAGCACTCTCAGCAGTTTTAACAAAGACAAATCTGCGCGAGACATATCAGACTCTCGATGGCGAGGCTTACAAGACCACTAATACCGAGGCTTCTTTCGCTCTTTCAATGCTTGCCGACTGGGGTAAGACTTCTTCAGTATGTGAAGCTCTTTGGGCTGCTGCTGAGGCTCCAGATACAACAATCTCAGTAACTTTAACTGCTGCAACTGGCGCACAATTTGTGTTCCCAATTCTTCCTGAATTTCCAACAGCAGGTGGCGCTGGAACAGATGCCCAGACAGTAGACTTTACTTTCAAGGTAGCAAACGGAACTGTCGTGGAGACATTCTCTTAAATAGTAGAAACGGGAGCAAACAATGCAACAACAAATAACAATTAAATATGTAGATGGATCCGAAACCACTTACTTGGTTCGGCCGCCTGATTACGCGAAATGGGAGATGACCACTAAAAAAGTTATCTCTCAGTTCGGGGGCATGTGGGACATCCTTTATGTAGCGCATTCAGCAATGAAACGCGATGCAGGCGGCAAGCCAACTAAGACACTCGATGTCTGGATGGAATCGGTTGCGGATGTTGAAGTAGGTGAAGGAAACCCAAAAGTCATCCAAGAGGAAGCGTAAGCCGACTCTTGGTAGAACTGGCATTAGCTACACAGATCCCCATGGATCACTGGCGAAGCGCCGAAGATATTCTTACAGCGATTGAAATACTAGAGGAGCGAAATCGTGGCAGATGAATTAATCGCCTTCGATCGAGATGAACTTCGCATGGTATTCAAAGCCCTAAAGAATATGGGTGACGAGGCAAACGAAGAGGCCAAGCGCCAATCAGGCGCTCTGGCCGACTTCGCCCGGGCTGAAGTTATTCAAACTGCTGGCAATCTTCAAAGCAATAAGGTCGCTGGTCGAATTGCTCAAGGTTCTAGGGTTAAGAAATCAAGCCGTATTGGCGAGATCACTTATGGCTTTGCTTCTCAGAAATTCTCAGGTGGAGCAACCACCAAAGACATCTGGGGCGGTTCTGAATTCGGATC